CAAATGATTTCACCGTTTTCGTTAAAAAAGAAAACAACAAGATTTGATTCACAACGCAAATCAAACAACGCTTGAATAACGTCTTTCGATAATGATTTGAACATTCCGGTAAAAACCGAAGGATTCACGCCAACAAGTTCAGATTCACCATTCAACGTTGAGTTATCACCCCCACCGTTTGTTATTGATTCACCCGCCGTAATTATTGCTTCATAAACGAAAGGAGTCACAACCGCATGCGTGTCGTCCGCCGCCGCTAGTAATGTTTGCCAATCCGCCAACAAAGTGATGTCTTTCCCGGTTGTTCCGTCGAAAGTGTATCCACTTCTTTGAATTGCGAATTTTTGAATTTGATTAAAGTTTTCCGGACAAGTTTGCGCCGGAATGTTCCCGATTGCAGTTGGATTCGGGCATTGACAAGATAAAGACATAATTATTCTTTTTTTAAAAAGTTTAAAAATATTCCTTTTGGTTTCTACCCTTAAAAATCCAATCGGTGTTTGTTGTAAATATACAATTTTTTTTTATTTCAAAAACGAGGGCAAACCGTACGCGTTTAAACCCTCGCAACCATAAACAAATTTTTCAGTTTAGACCAATTGTTTCAAAACTATTAAAAATTTGCAATTTGGTTGATAATTCTTCGAAAGATATTTTCACAACAATAGAAACAAGCAATCCGGATAAATACAAAACCGACCCGAAATCGTGTTCAGAATGCGCGACATAAGACCGAATATCAAATTCGAACTTTTCCCAATATTCACGCGGAACCGAATCGTTTTCGCCTGGTTCCTTGCAAAGTATTTGCGTTTTGATTGTCATTCAATTTCTTCGTTTTATTCCCTTTTTTATTTGTCGATTCATTCCAATTTTATCAAAACAAACGTATCGAATCGCGTCGATTCCGTGATTGAAGTTGTCAATCGGTTTGTTCAAATATTCCCCGTCTTTTGTTTTAAACCATTGGTAGTTCGAAAATTCTTCAATCAAGTTAGTACTTTTTTTGTGAATTTTTATTCGGTAGCGTTTCAAAATATCAATTCCGTTTGTTATCGAATCCGGTCCCTTCTTAACACCTCGACACGCTCGGAACCCACCGCGACGAATTTCCGCGATTGATTTCGGTTCGGAAGAATCCGCGATTATGTCGTCAAGCGTTCCAACTCCGACAGATTTTAATTTTTCAACAATATCCGGGTTCGTCAATCCAGGTTCAAAACAAAGTTCTTCAATCCAAAGGTCCCCGCCTTGATACACGACGCGAACAATCGCGGTCGGATCATTCGTGAACCCGAAGTCAAGACCAAACGCCGACCATTTGCCAACGTCGGGAATCGAATCGACCGTTTCCCAATTGTTGAAAATTACGCCTTCCATTGAACCAACTTCGCCCAATCCGTAAACCTTCCAAAATTGTTCGTCACCGCTCAAAATATTCCCTTCCAAATCATAGACGGGTTTCCTGGACTCAATCGCTTTTATGATTGATTCTTCCAACAACGGTCGCCCGGTCAAATGATCCACGTTGTCAAGATAAGTTGATTTTATGAACGAATACGAATTGTTCGGATTCATTAATTTCGAATGAACCCAAAACCGCGACACCGGATTGAAGTCCAAAATTATTTTGTCACGGGTTCGGATTTCTAATTGTGTGAATGCGTCCCAAGTTATTCGGTTGCACTCATTGACAAACAAAAAGTCACGACGCGCACCGCGAAGTTTTGCGTCATTGTCGGCCGAAAAGAATTCAATTGTCCAATTTCCAAGTTGATACGTTGAATCGGTTTTGTTGTGATGTTCTTCCCTATATAATCCGGATTCGATTATAATTTTGAAAAAGTCCCGCATTACACCCCGTTTTAAATGCGGAATCGTTTCGGAAACAATTGAAAAAAGTTTTGGTTCGTTGCTTTTTAGCGCTTTGATAATTATTAGCTGAATTGCTGAATAAGATTTTGAAGAACTTGAACCGCCTTGATTAATTATGAAACGGCTATTTTTAAAACCTTCGGCAATTTTGACAAAAACTTTTGTAAATTTCATTAATTGCAAAAATCAAAATTAATCATTCAATAATTCGTCCAAACCTTTTGCGACCGAAATATTTAATTTTGATTCTGTTTTTGTTTCTTGTTGAACTTTGTCGGACCAACCAAACCGATTCTTCATGTTCATATACCAACCCGTATAAGAAAAATCTTTTGTCGATAAATTTTTGCGTCCGGTTTTGGTCCACCAAGATTCGGATAGTATTTTTCCGTTTTTTATGGTTTCCGAAAATTCGGGTTCGTCCTCCATCCATCGGTCCCATAAATCGTTGGAAAATTTTCCAAGCCAAACAACAAACATTGCTTTGATATTAACGTCCGACGCGCCTTCAGAATATTCATTCAAAATTTGATTAAACCAATCAACTGGAAGTTTCTTTTTTGCCTCGTTTAATGTTTTTTTTGGTCGTCCCGCCTTCATGTTCGAATTTCCCTTTTTCGATTTACACTAATTTACGCAAATTTTATTGAACTTTTCAAATGTTGCGATTTGGCGACTAGGCGATTTTTTTTCTCTACTTATTTCCTATTTCATAAACTTTGTCTTTTGATTTATATTATATACTACTCCGCCACTCCGCCAAAAAAGGGAAAAGTAGAGTAAATAATATATAAATATAGAGGGCTAACTAATTGATAATAAATAAAATACAAAGATTAATTAAACCTTTACTTTAAAAGGCGGAGTTGTGGGCGTACCGTTGGCGAATGAGTACAAAAAAGGCGGATTGACACGTTTTTGAATCAAAAAAAACAAGATTTTTATTTTTGGATTTTATAAAAAGTGAAAAAAGGCGGATTGACTTCAAGAAAAAAGGCGGTCAAAAAAAATTGATTCGCCTTAATTTCAGTAACAAAAAACGCGTTTATTGTTGTCTAAAATGATGAAATAACGGCCGGATTTTTCGTCAATTATTGGGCGATAAATTTCTCCGTCCAGGTGTTTAAATTTCATTTTTTTGGATTCTTTTTCGATAAAGAAACCGACGAAATATGGATTAATTTCAGGGCGTGAAAAGTCTTGAATTTTGGATTCAATTAGTTTTGCACCGACGAAAGTTTCACCGCCTAAAAACAACGCAATAAAGGAAATTAAAGTTGTTATTTGTTTGCGTGATAGCTTGAATTTTTGTTGTTCGCTCATTCGGTTAATTTACAAAATCGCTTTATAAATTCCGAAAATCAGAAACAAACAAAGGAAAAAAACACCGACAAACGAAAAAACTTCTTTGATTAATTGTCGCCCGTTGCGTTGTTTTAACTGGTTTTTAAGTTTATAGTTTTCCGCTTTTAATTGTTTTATTTGGTCGCGTTTTTGTTCGATTCTATTCAATAAAACCCGGTTGAATAGTTCCGTTTCAAGAAGTTCGTTTTGTTTTTGTTCCTGGTTCATTTTATTAAAATTTACGCCATTAAAACGGCTGGTAACAATCAATAACAGCAATTAAAAAAGCTGTTATTGATGTGTTAAAAAAACCCTTTTCGCCATTGGTCAAACGTAACGATTTTGTTCGCATTCCAACGAACAAAATCGACCGCGTTTTGAATTGGTTTTGTGTAATTTACGACAATAAAACTTGCCGTGTTGTTTATGGGTTCAATTGTTTGCGTTTTGATTTCGTTTTCGTTTAAACTTTTTTGAACAATTGTTTGTTCAATTATGTTTTCAACCTGAATTATCATTCCAAGATCCATTTTTCAATGACTGTTTTCAACTTTATAATTGAAAACGATTGTTCCCGGCTTTTAATAAATCCGAATAAAAAAATCCAAACAAGAAGAACCGAACCGGCAACGATCCAGGCGGTCGCGCTTGCGTTTAGTTTGTCTAGTGTTAAATAGTATATAAACCAAAACGGCCAACCGAATCTTGTTGGAAGTTCTTCCGTGCTAATTACTTTTTTTTGTCGTTTCATGTAGAGTGATTGTTGCGATTAATCTTCGATGTTGTCTTTCAAGTGCGTTAAATCGTTCGTGAAATGTTTGAACGTCAATTCCTGGGTGTTGAGCCAAACAAATTTGAACGTTGTCGATTGCTTTGCGGTGTTCTTTTATGTGGTTCAGAATTACCGCTTTTCTAAGTTCGCAAGTTTTTGGATTAAAAATCGGTTTCATACTTCCAACCTTGAATTGAATTAAAAACTTTTGTCACACCCTCCGGATTTGTCCATTTACGCCCGTTTATATTTATTTGAACGGTTATGTTTGTTCCGAGTGCCAACGATTGAATTTCGTCCGCTTTATCCTTTACAAATTCGATTTCGATTGTTTGCGGATATTGGTCCGACGTTTCAAGCCAAATTGTTGATTTTTTGAAATTGTTTTTTCCGACCGTTTCGACCGGATTCACCTGAACGATTGTTCCTTTGATTTCCATTTTGTTTATTGGTTTTTATAGTTATTAATTTAATTATTCAATGCGCATTCTTCCGGCGCGAATCCATTTTCCGCGCTTTGTTCGTTTCTCAAAAATAATGTATTTTTTTCCAAATTCAACGACTTCAAACGAACGTGAATTTCCTTTTTTTTCCTTTCGAATTAAACTGTTTTCGCTCATAATGTATTAATAAATTATTGAATCAATTCCGTCCATGACAACCGCTTCAAATCCTTGTTTTCTAAGTTTTTTAATGCGGTATTTTTGCAACGCTGAAATTTTCCCGTTTGGTTTTTTTACCTCAACAAATTTTGCGATTCCTTCTTTCAAAATTAACAAATCCGGAATTCCGTTTGTGTTGGTCTTCATTAGTTTAATAACCAAGAAACCGCGATCCGTGAAGTTGTCAATTATTTTTTTCTGAATTTTCGATTCGCTCATATTCAATATAATTTTCCAAACTTCTTAAATGTATGAAATTTAATTGTTCTTTGTTTTCGTAAACTTCGATAAATTGATGAACCAATTTTTTGTTGTGAACTTGTGCGATTATGTCGCGAAGGTCTGAATAATTCATTGGTTTTCGTTCGTTGTATGTTTCGACCAATGATTCCAAAAGTTCGTGAATGTCTTTCATTTCGTTGCGTTTTTAAATTTATCGATTAGTTTTTGAATGTCGCTAATTTCAACGACGCGAAATGTTTGTTTCGGATTGTCTTCATACGGAACGGGAAAACTTGCCATTTCGACAAGTTCTTCCAGTTCTTTAATAATTTGTTTTTGATTCATTTTCGTTGTGTTTTTATGATTGTTTATTTATCGTTTGTTTTGACACTAATTGACAATTTACGCCTTGTAATTTTAATTTTTTGTAATGTTTTAAAGATGTTGTGTAAACCATAACGTTGTGTTTTTTTTTAAATATAGCGTTTTTATTCTAGTGAACAAATACATTCATTAATTTATTTCAAATAATTTTTAAAAACCTTCAATGTAAAGTCTTTTTTCTTCGATACAGCCTTATAGATTGCGGATTCGATTCCGTTCTTGCTAAATATCCAAAAAACATTGTTTTCCGTTCGTTCTTTTGTTGTTAGGCGGTCCCGCGCTTGGAAATAAGACACGGCGGAAAAATCGATATTATAAAAAACCAAAACGTCCGCTTTGCTTAAATTAACGCCTTCACGCGACGAAACAATTTGCCCCGCGTAACTTTTGTCGCTTGAATTGAATTCGTTTAAATCTGTCGTGATATTATCGCCGTAAACCGATTTAATTGCGTCAAGTTCAGCGACAAATTTGTAAAATATCGCGATTTTTTGCCCGTTCCATTTGTTCGCAATAAATTCCGCCTTTGTCGGATCAATCACGGTTCGGTTTCCAGATTCAAATTTTATTGTTCCTGAATAAAGTTGATGCAACTTTTGTTGCAATTTAACCGATGTGTCCGCAAGAATCGTTTCCGTTTTTCCTTCAATGACTAAATCTTTTTTAAGTTGATTAATTAATTTGTAAGTAATTGGACGAAGTTCAACCGTTTCGAAATTCTCAAAAACTTTCGAAGTGAATCCCGCGTCTGATTGTGTCATTGTGACCTTTAAAGGCGCGACAACTTTTTCAATCAATTCGTTGTGTGTTCGGTCGTACTGGTTGACATCATAACCGTTGATTTTTATTTTGTAAACGTCAACGTATGTTTTTGCCCAATGATAAAAATTCACGCTTTTAAACGGCGTATAATAGGAAACAAAAAGTTGATGAAATATTTGCGCAATTGATTCCGGGTGAATTGTTCCGGACGCAAGAATCAAATCAAGTTTGTTTGTTGCGACTATTTCGCGAACGGCTTTTGTTCGTTTGGACGGTTTCGGAAATGCGCCCATTGTGTGCGATTCATCACAAACAACCAGGTCAACCGATTTTGTGTCGGCTTTGTGAATTGATTCGTAATTAATTAAAGTTAATTTGAACGTAAATCCCGCAAGTTCATAATCTGATTGAATCGAAGACATTGCGCGTTTTTTTGTTAAAAAAAGAACGTGTTTTTTCCGTAGCTTTTCGGCGGTTGCAAGGACGGTCAATGTTTTTCCGGATCGAACTTCACCCGCAAGGATTCCAATTCGATGTTTTCGAACAACTTTTTTAAGTTCTGTTGATTTTTGTTCCTGGATTTCGCGAAGTTTAAACATTGTTTTTTTCGTTTAAATGTGACAAATCCAAATTAATTATCGAACCTTTAAGCGCAACCGCAAACGATTCGTTGATTGAAACGTTTCTTGTCGGGTTTCCGTTCGCGTCGACGATTTTCGCTTCAGATATTTCGATTTTGTTTTTATCGACTTTCATTTTTGTGATAAGTATTTTTGACATTGTTTCAAGTTTTTATTTGTTTTTTACGTTGCAATATTCGGTTGCTTTTACTTTTTCAACTTTAAAAGCAAACCTCCAAACGCTTTTTAAATCTATGTAATTAATTAATTCAACTTTACGCCAATGACAAACTCCCCACGTTGCAATTTTTTCGATTATTGTTTCCAAACTTGGATTTTGTTCGCCGTAATAACTAATCAAATGGGTTTGCGTAATTCCGTTTAATATGTTAACAAAAGGTTTTGGCATTGTAACAAATAAAACGCCCTTGTCAATTAACAAAAAAACATCCGGAAAAAAACGATTTGGGAAACCGTATGGATCCAAATCGACAACATCAAATTTTTGTTTTAATGCTATTAATTGATGAAAATCCAAAAAACTATCAACTTTATTGCAATGGACAAACGCGCAATTTTTAACGTTTTCAATCAATTTTTTAAAAACCTTGTTTTTTTGTTCGTTTGCGATAACCTCCCCAAATTCCGCATAAATTTTCGTACAATTTCCTTGTCCCGCAAAAAGTTCTAACGTGCTTAAATCCGCCCAACCGCAAAATTCACTTAAAACATTTTTTATTTGATTAATTTTTTGTTTTGGGTGATGTAAAGAATCGGAATAATCATTTTGTTTTTTTCTTGTTACGTCGTGCCTAATTGCCCGATATGTTTTTTTATTTTCCGCTTGTATTTCAAATAATTTTTTTTGCATTTTTCAAGTTTTTAAAACGGTAACGGTTGACCGTCAATTGTGTCGTGTTTTTTTGTTAGTATCTGAAAACCGCGTCGCGGTGTTTTGAACGCTTCATATTCGTACCCTTTAAAATTACAATAGTTCTTCACCCAAGAAATAAAGCGTTGATTCGATATTTTCGAAAAATCTGAAAATTCATTTTTGAAATCGTCAACAATTTCGGACGTATAAACTTTGCAATTGTGCGGAAGTGAATCGTCAATAATCCAATCAAAAAAGTCCTTCGATGTTGATTGAATAAAACGTTTTGTATTTGCGTTTATTGATTCAGGTTTTATTAATCCAAAACTTAAAAACAGTTTACAACAATTTATCATATACGAATCAAATTTATGCCATTCTTCCGCGTTCCATTGGTCAAACAAAAGTTTTCCAAATTCGTCCAAAGGTGTTCGGAATTGGTTAAAATATTGGAA